CAAAGCTCATGCTCACGCAATGCTTTTTGAGTAACTGCTCTTCAATGTAGAACTCTCTGTAACCCGGTGTCAAAAGCCCATGCTCAACTCTGCCGAGCACCTTGCTCTTGGTGGTCGAGCGGTCAACGATGTCGCCGTTGTCGCCCCACGCTGCTAGGATTCTGCCCTCGACTTTCTTCAGAACAATAAAGCTTCCGTAGTTGTCACCAATGTAGGCGTTGAGCACATCTTCAGCAGAGCGCACACTGTTCTTTATAATGCCACGGCCTTTCTCCACAAGTCCTTTCAGAGCGTTGATGACCTTGTTGATCTCCACGTCGAGGATGCCAGAGTACTCCTTACGCAACAGAATTGCCGCCGCCACAGTTGTAGTACAACCCGCATGCCAGTAGCGCTCATCGTCGTTGAAGTTAAAGACCTTCTTCAGATGGATGTGTACCTTGCGCACAATCTCCTCGGCAGTCTTCTGATTGACAGCTAGCCACCGAACCCAAGCCTCACCCGCTACGCCGTAGTTGCGTTTGATCTCAAGCAGAGTCTTGCGCTCTTCTGCATTCCAGATAAGTTTCTTGTGTGGACACCACTCAAGCATTCGCAACAACTCGCCGTTTGAACTGTGCTTGCGTGCCCCTGCCATGTAGTCTGTCAACTTCTCGTTACCCGTCATCGTGCAAGTAGCAGTCCACGTACTGTTGTTAATACGCTCCTTGTTGGAGCCCGACTCCATACGCTCCTTGCCCTGACCCTCTGCGTAGTCAAAGATAAAGGCAGGTGCCCACTCCATGTCCTTGCGTTGGGTGTTGGTGATCTCGTCAATCAGAAGCGGCATGCTGTTAAGCAGACCCGCCCGTTGTTGCATTGCAACAGGAGAAGTACTCTTGCCTGTGCGGTAGCGCAGGGGGTGTCCCCACACGCCTGCCTTGGCACTTAGAACTAAAGACTTACCTGTGCCTGACCACTGCGAGCCGATGTGCCAGACAAATCCTTCGTACTCTGTGAAGCGCATAAGCGGTGATCCAAAGGAATCCAGAGACACAGCCAAGGCTGTCTCCATACCCTCTTTCTCAACAAAGATCGTCTTCCACAGGTGCCGCCACGTATCAAGGTCGCCCTTGCCGTTTGTGTTGCGGTTGATGTTCTCAAGCCCGGGCATGGGTATCCGAGTCTCGCGCCCATCTTTACTGAACACGCGGGTGTTGTAAACAAACGACTGATCTGCCTGCCATCCACATTGGAACGGCACCTCGACTGGCTTGCGGTTCTGAGAAGCCTCGCCCACACATGAACGCACATACTCAAACAGCGTCTTGTCGTGACCCGCAAAGGTTGACACGATGTTCTGACTGGCTAGCCACTTGAGCGTCTCGTCCTTGCTGACAATAGATTTCTGTGGAAAGTTAAGCGTCTGCACGCCTTCGGGTCGTACAGCGGCCATGTGCACCAAGTGGTCGTTCTCCATCTTCAACAGGTCAACCACAAACAAGTCGTAGGGAACCAGTTGAATATTCTTCTTAGACTTCTTACCCTCTTCGTCTTCCTCGGTACGCGTGCAGTACACACCACCATGCTCGCCATAGCTGTAGCCACGAGGGGGCACAGGACGTACCACGCTAGGTGCTAGGGGTAAACCCGTATCTTCTGGCTCGTAGGATTCCTCAGAGTCAAGCTCAGCTTCGTCAAAGTCTTCCTCGGCAGGCGCAGACAGCATGATCTCTTTGGCGGTGTTGTCCACCTTGATCTCGCGCCCCAGTATCAGTGGGTTGGTGATCTTGCCCCAGTGCTTACATTTTGTGCAGATTCCGGGATTCTCGCTGTCCATCTTCATGCACGCGTATGGGCCTTTGATCTCAGAAAGCTTCTGGTGCATCCGATCGTGCGGGTATGGGTGCATGTCCGACAACCAGATAGCCTTCTCTGCGCCATCCTCACAGACCTTTGCCCAAGACAGGAGTCCACGCCAAATGGGTTCCTTGCCATCTTCCGTAGCCGTGGCGATGTAGTCCTGCACCTGACCGCACTGGTTCTCGAAGTTCCCAAACAGCGTGAAGCTATCTTGAATCAGCTTAACCTGACCGCGTGTCTGCGCCGTGGGGCGTTGGCCGGGGAGGTCTAGCTTGGGTGCAGGGGGCGCAGGCACCTCCTCTAACTTCTCGTAAACAAGTGGCGAAAAAGTCGAGAAGTCAAAGATGTCGCCTTCTTGGACTACGCGCACAGGGCGTGGCGTTGCGTACTTCTTCTTGTTGTTGGCAGTTCCGGGCACACGTAAGATGCGCGCAGTGTCCGCAGTCACCGTCATGTCGATGTTGAAGCCTTCCTGTTTGCACAGACGCTTCAGGTTCTCGGCAACAGGTTTCCAAACAGTCGCAGGAATCTCGTCCTTCAACGGCCAGTAGCAATGCAAGCCCCCGCCTGAGTCAACCACCCATGGCGTACCTAGCGCATCAAGCCCAGACCTTGTCAGGAACTCAATTAGCGCGTCAGCCGCCGCCTTCTTGGTAGCGTATCCATCCAAGTCAACAAAGAACGATTTGAGGTACTGAGCTTCTTCAGCGCCGCGCTTCTTGTCAAAGGTAGCTACGCCATAGAAGACGTCGTAGTTGTTGGCGTGCCACTCCTCGATCGTCGGGATGAGTTCCTCAATCTTTGCCGCATATACATGCTCTTTCTTCTTTGTGAGTTCTACCGCGCAATACAGGCCAAAACCTTCGGACGGCAAAACCACCGCTAAAAAATCAGCGGATGTCATGTGTATCCTTTGGTTATTTATTTAGCGGGAATTCGTTTGCGTGTTCTGTGCCGTCTGCAAAGCCGTCAGCAAAGCCTTCGTCGTACTTGTTTTCAGCTTTGTCGATTGCCGCCGCTAAGCGTGTGCAGAGTTCTTCCACCCATTCTTTTGGAAGCATCTCATTACCCATCAGATATACCTGACGCAGTATCTCTTCGTCGCTCAAGTTTTTAGGTTGAATGCTTTGCATGTTCGTCTCCAAGCTTCGTCGCCCGTACTGGACGCTTGTAAAATTTTAAGGATAGCTTCGACCGAGGGTCGGTAAGCCACGAATACTTCACCACCATTGAACCAGTTGTAAACAGATTGCCGAGAGGCTCCGGTTACTTTGGCTATCTTGATGGCAGAGAAGTCATGATGCACAGCCCAACGCCCAAGTTGGTTACCCAACGTCTTAGGCGCTTTCTTGACTGCGTCAATTACTTGTGGTGAATATGGCATGGTGTAGGTGGGGGTACTAACTGCTCGTCCGCAAGCTTAAAAGCCTTTGCACAGCGTTCCCCCCGATATTTATAAGTTGGCGTCGTCTACCATTCCGTATTTACCCCTTGTCCACAAAGGCATGCTTTCCTGAACAGCACCTTTGGCTACAAGCTCAAATTCACTGTAGCGTTGCTTTGTGAAGCGGGGGTATCCGGGGCCTACATACACGTCGCTGTTGCGAAAGTGCGGGACATATACAACGTCACCCTTGCGGTAAACCTTTTGAAACTCTCTTGGAGTGGAATCGCGTGTCATAAGTTTCATGATCTACTCCTTATTCCGCTTCGTCCCAATCGTCCACCATGGCAGACAAGTCAGCCTTCGCCTTGGGCACAGCGTTGGGCTTCTTCTCTTCCTTGCGGACTACGGGCTCCTCTTCTTCCTCGGCAGGCAGAGGAGCAGGCTTGGCTTTGGTCTTAGCCTTGGGTGCGGGGGCTTCCTCTTCCTCGACCACAGGCGCAGGGCGCTTGCCTTCAAGCTTCAAAGGTGCGGGAGCGGCAACGCTGTCCATCTTAGAGAAAGACATTGTGATCGCTTTAAGAGCGGTGTCTGTCTTGCCTTGTTCCTGAATGGTTGGGAACTCGTCGTCAGTCAACCAACGCATAGCCTTGAAGAACAGCTTGGGTGCTTCCGACTTGGTGTCGAACTTCATGCGTGTGATGACCTCAGATGGGTCAATGTTCTGTGCGCCCAAGTGACGAGCGTAAGCTTGCAAGGCGCGGTTGTCGCCTTCTTCTTTGCCGAACACAGACTTGGCAGGCACAGTCAGCTTGAGCACAGAGCCTTCCATATCATTGGCCAACACTACAGCAATGTGTTGTTGGAAGCGGCAAGCGCGGCTGTTGTTCTGACCAGAACCGGCAATGTTCTGTTGGCATCCATCGCACTTGTTGTGCTGTGGGTTGCTTGCCTCAGGGCTTGGAGTCTTGCCATCTTGTGACCAGCAGTCAGGCGCAGAGACTTCGCCGTCATAAGCCTTGGCATAGAACACGCGTGAAACATCAGGCGCGGCATTGACAATGACTACATCGAGGTAGCGCTCTTCGATAGCGGCAATCTCTTTGCCGCCTTCGTTCAAACGAAACACACCGCCTTTGATGGAGATGCTCTTGGTGCGGTTACCTACTGCGCCACCGGCTAGGGCTCGGGCCATGGGTGACAACGATGTGCGGTTCTTTGCGAACGCGGGGGCTTGGGATGGGTTGAATAGAGCTACATTGCTCATAATGATTCTCCTGATTACTTAGTTGGTTTACGAACTGAAATGGCGTACTCTGTCATAGAGTTAAGCCCTGCGGGAACTAGACTGGGATTCTCAGACAAGAACGTAGCCATGTTGGTCTGCGCAATACGCTTCTCCAACAAGTCCAACGCATCGTGTTCTTTGATGAACTCTTTGAACGAGTCCCAGTCCTGTGTGTTGTAGCGTGTCTTGGTAGACAACACCACGGTACCTTGGTCTGTGCGCACGCTTGACACACCGAGCTTGAGCATCTGGTCTTTAAGAGCGATCTTCACCACATCTTGTTGACGCTTGATGTCCTCAATCTCGGACTCGTACTGAGCGGTTAACTCTTGTACGCGTGACTGCATCCTGCGGTACACCTTCGCCAACTTGTCCATAGGGACAGTGACCTCTGACGGCGCTTCCTGAGGAGCGGGCTCCTCATCATCTATGTTTAACATTTGCTTCTCCTGAAATAGTTTTATTGTCAATGGTTTGACAGCATAGCACGACTGAATTGATTTGCAACTCCTTTCTTAAATATTTTTTACTTCACTGTCGAACATGCCGACAAGCAAAGCGTGATCGGAAACTTTTGTATTCATTGCCTTGAAGAGCTTCTTCTCGATGGGGCTTGACTCAATGTGTACCACAGTAACTTTGTCCGAGTCTTGACCTTTGCGGTCGGCTCGTGCTATGCACTGCGTATACATCTCCACTGACATGAGTGGGCCAAAGAACACAACTGTGTCAGCGGCAGTTAGGGTAATCCCGTGTGCTGTCGCTTGTGGTTGCAACACCAGTACGCGGATGTTGTCGGTAGTCTGAAAGTCGTTAATGATCTGACCGCGCTTTGTTGCAGACACGTCGCCATGAATCTGGTCAACGGCGTAGCCATGCTTAGTAAGATAGTTGACGATTGTGTCAATGCTTGAGCGGAACAAAGCAAAGATAATTACCTTGCGGCTTGTCTCTTCTAATACCTCCTCCAGTACCCCAAGGCGAGGCGCTGAGTCAAACTCAACAACTTCTTTCTCGTCTGTGTAGGCGGCACCACAACTGATTTGTAGCAACTTGTTTACAGCAACGCCTGCATTGACTGCGCTGATTGTTTCTCCGGCAGCTTGGAAAAGCATCTGCTCTTTGAGTAGCTTGTAGTACTTAGCCTGCTGTGGTGTCATTGGTACTTCGCGTGTGACTGTGATGACGGGAGGCAAGTCAAGGCATTGGTCTTTGGTGAAACGTATTGCAGGTTGAAGCGCTTCGTACACAAGTTCTTTAGCGTTAACCTTCGGAGCCCACTTAAACATGCTGATCTTGTTCATGACCTTGTCGCGCCATGATGTCTGGAACTTAGGCACACCGCTTGGGTTAACAAACTTAGCCAAGCCATACGCATCCACAGGCGACTGTGATGCGGGCGTACCAGTCATCATCCACAAGTACGTCTCTGGCTTGATGATTGATGCGAGTGTTTTCCATCTACGAGTAGACGGGTTCTTGTATGCGTTGGCTTCATCGACAATCACCAAGTCAAACCTACCATCAGCGTTGATCTCGGATGCAATCAAGTTGAGGCCATCGTAGTTGGCAATGACGATCTCGTAGTCCTGCTGAATCATTTCAATACGCCGACTAGCTTGAGCATGGTGCGCGACAATGGCTGAGCGATGTATCACGCTTCGGTTGATGTCGCCCATCCACGCGCTGTGCATGATAGACAGAGGGCAGAGAATAAGTATGCGACGAACTTCACCACGCTTCATCAAGAAGTCAGCCGCCCATAGCGCAGACAAAGTCTTGCCCGTTCCGGGGTCGTTAAAACAGAACGCTCTGCGATACATTGTGAGGAAAGCCGCTGTCTCTATTTGGTGAGCCATTGGTATAAACTTTCCCGGCCAGTCGTAGCGCCTAGTGATAGGTGACGGCACATCCTTCACACCAAGATTGCGTAGCACTCGCGCTTCATCAAGCCCCCAGTACACAGCAACTTCATAGATGCCGTTCTCTTCAGAAAGAACTTTGTGTTTAGGAATGATCGCGTATTTGTGCGGGTTGCGCGTGCGCAGTACGAGCGCTTTGTCTTCAACGATTTGCATTACGCATCTTCCTTCAGCCTAGCCCACGGCGAGTTGTCTGAGTGATGGTTTAGTTCTTCCATCTTTTTATTTGTGTGCAATCGTGCTGATGCATCAGACCAGAAGTCATCTTCTAACTCGGATACGTCTACCCACGTATCACCATAACGCGCACGCCACAGATTAACTAGCTCTGACAGCGGTATCGAATACACAGGGTCATTGTTAGGATTGAACGTGGTCATTGTTATTGGTGCGTTAATTTGTTGGATAGCTTTTGCGTAGTCTTGCAGGGACATTCCCATTTTGTTTGCTGTCGCCACCTGTGACGCGGTTAGCTGAATTGCTTGTTTTACTTTTCCCATTTGCTTCTCCTTGATTTATTTTGGATTACGACACACATACTTAGAGCGATCGGTTAAGAAGTGAATCTCAAGTTCACCTTCTCTTCTCATTCTGTCGTACGCATCTTTGTAGAATGGGTCTTCTGTTACTTCCACCAGATCAACCCAGTCATGTCCCCAACGCGCTACCCAGAGATCGATAAGTCTTGCAGTAGGTATGTCACTTAATAGAGTGGTCTGACTTTCGCGCATACGAACGGTTTGCGCTCGCGTCTTTGACGCGGAGATTCGAACGTACGGTTTTTCCCCCTTTGGATAGGGCTCTTTTGTGGTCGACATCTTTTCCATCTCCTTTGTGTACTAATCCTTCCTTCTCCATAATTGCTCGTGCTTTGTTTCGTGCGGCACGTTTCTTCTTGACCATCGGTGTGCCGTCATACTGTTCGTACTCTTTTGCGTACGGGCGGGGTTTGTTTACGTAAGGCATGTTAGTTCCTATCTTGCTTGGTTAACTTTGGACACGGATTTAAGCGCATCTACTACGCGCATCGGTTGGTCTTTAACCGTCTTGATGCGCATCACGTCATGCGCTAAGCGCAACGCCATAATCGTCGCACATTCTGGGTGAAACCACAATGACACATAGCCTTCAATGTGGTCGTGAATATTTGCCACTCGCGGGTCAGTGCTTTGGGATAGCACGCCGTGGTCTGAGTGCTCGATGGCGTGTTGGTCTTCTCTAATTTCTTGATGGCAGATGTGGCATTTGCATGGGGTCTGCGTGAATTCGTTTGGTAAATGTAAAGCCATTTGTTTCTCTTAGTGTTTTTTGTTGAACTCGCAGGTTTTTACTGGACACCACCCGCATAGAGGTGTTTGGTTTGGGTTCCACACGTCGTTAGCAAAGCTAGCTTCAAGCCGCGCTGTACGCTCACGATAGTCCCACCAGTGTTTGTCGGCATCATCTCGTGCCATAGACATCTTGACCATGTCGTTCTTGACAATGAATAAAAGTGCAGAGTTAACTTTGCGGATGTGTGGGAAGTGGGCAAACACCATGAGGGACATAAGCACCAACTGATCTCTGTCTGGGTACTTGTTGTTGCCTGTCTTCCAGTCACCCACCCACGCCGTGAGGTTATCGTCATCAACGACTAGGATGTCAGCAATGCCGCGCACCCATACGTCTTTGTCTTTCCAACCAGTAGGCTTGAGGTCGACAGTCAGCGCCATCTCATACTCAGCGAGCTTGCGCCCATTCTTCTTCAGCATGGCGTCCACCACAGGTTGAAACTGTGAGTACTCAGCGGGTATTGGTTTGCCCTCTGCGATGTAGTCCTCAATAGCCTTGTGTACCTGATTGCCGTAACGTGTTGCCTCAGTCTCGGTGAACGGGTAGTTCTTCAAGACCTTGACCTCTTGGTAACGGCGTTGGCATCCCTCAAAATCTTTGAGGGCTGAGTGTGACCATGCGGGTTGTTTCATAATTTTGCTGAGTTGACTGCTTGAGAAAGGCGGTTGGCGAAAGCAATAACGAAGCGCTCGTTGTCACACAGGTCATGCCCCATGTCGTACAGGATACAGTGTGTAAGCTCGTGCCAGAACGTGTCGTCTATTTCTTCTTGCTCAAACGTGTTGCCTTGATTGTCAAACCGCGCTATCTCAATGCGGTTCTCGTCGTAGTACGTGCGCCCATAAGACGCAGGGTCTTGGATTGTGTGCGGTCGGGTAATGACATACGTCTTTCTACCCACCGATATTTGTTTTGGTATCTGCATTGCTTCTCCTAGTCTTTTGCTAATCCATATCTACGGTGTGCGCCGCCGTCAGCGTCCAATGGAATGCCCTTCATGTAGGGCGGCTCCATAGTCATTTGCGCCAAGACCCAAGTCTTAGCGTCAATCACTTCATCGTCAGGTACAACAGCAATCAGTTCATCATGCACTGTGCCTGCGATCGGGTACTTCTTTGATACCCTCAACATACCATCCGTCATCACAATGCGAGCCAAAGCTTGCGTGATGTTGTTCGTTATCTTCCCTGCATACAACTTGGTAGCGTGTGGCCCATAGACTGCTTGGCTC